ATTTATATGGATAGTTTAGGCTATAAGACTCTAGGAGTTGGTCATCTATGTCAACCTAATGACCCTGAATATGATTGGGAGGTTGGTACACCTGTACCACAAGCAGTGGTAGATAGATACTATACAATAGACTTTGATAAGCATTATGCAGAAGCCATACATGTGTTTGGAGACAAAGAAGCTTTTTATAAACTACCTGAAAAGATACAGCACGTGTTAGTCAATATGTGTTTTAACTTAGGTGGTACAAGACTTTCAAAGTTTCGTAACATGTTGAAAGCTTGTAGAGAACACAACTGGAAAGAAATGTCAGCTCAAATGCAAGACAGTCGTTGGTTTACTCAGGTGGGTAGACGTAGTATTGAACTACAACAGATTGTTCTCGATCAAATATAATGCTACTCTATACAGAGAAACAATTAGACAAAGCTTACAGAATAGATTGTAAAGCTCGTACAATTTGTAACGAGCCTTGGATACAACGAGAAGATTTTAGACCTCTGTATGAAGACCTTATAGAGTCTTATATGATTGCATACAACGAAGATGATATACTTGGTGCAGATGTACCAGAGTATCTATTAGATTCTATAAATGATTTATTAGAATCAACACTAACACTAGGAGACTAAGATGAAAGGATTATTAAAAAATATAGTAGGTGCAGTAGCACCAACACTAGGCACTGCTTTGGGTGGACCAATGGGTGGTATGGCTGCAAATATGATAGCAGATGTACTAGGCTGTCCTAATAATCCTAAGTCCATAGAAAAAGCTGTCGCTGAAGCTACACCGGAACAAATGTTAGAACTTAAAAAAGCTGAGAATGCTTTTGCAGTTCAGATGAAAGAGCTTGATGTGGATGTGTTTAAACTAGAGGTAGCTGATGGACAAGATGCTCGTAATAAGTTTAGTAAAGACTGGACTGCACGTATTATGGGTATAGCTGTGGTTGGTGGATTTATGGGATACATATTCTTAGTTACATTACAACCACCCGAGCAAAACTCTGAAGCACTTATTAACTTAGTACTTGGTTATCTTGGTGGTCTAGCAAGTGCAGTCATATCATTTTACTTCGGAGCTTCTAACAGCCCAGACAAATGAATGATTTCGTAAGCCTTATAAATGAAGTAGGCTTTCCCATTGCAGCAGCTTTAGGGTTAGGTTTGTTCATTTGGAAGCTTATCAATAGAATCATTGACGGTATGGAAACTAAGCTTGAAACTTTAGATGATAAAGTTCAAACAAGTTTAGACACTATGGAAGAACGAGTATCCACAAAACTAGATAGTCAGTATGGTATTATTGTAGCTTTGATTGATAGAGTCAGAGCTTTAGATAATCAAAGTATTAGACAAGATGTATTACTTAAAACTTTATTAGGTGTTCCTAACTTAATAGATATAGACAAATTAGCAAAGGCAGAGAGAGACGATCAGCGAAAAGATTAATGAAACTTAAACCAACATTTAGCAGCGAAAGGTCTACAAGGAATTGTTATTTCTGTATTACCTTTTGGTCTTTGTTATGTGTATTTTATTCTATACAAAGCATTTCTGATGAGATGGTACACAAGTTTAAAAGTCCTAGCTTTAGTGGTGTCAATACATCTAGTCATTACTTAACCATTGAGAACCAAGAAGCTAGTAGAAAAGAAGCTATTAAAGCAGAAGTAAAAGCTTATCAAGAAGAGTTAGAAAGAGAAGCAAACAATACAACTCTTGCAAGGTTCATACGAAATTTAGAATCAAGAATCTATGCCCAGCTATCAAGACAGCTCGTAGATAATTTATTCGGTGAGACACCAGCCACAAGTGGAGTCGTAGAATTAGAAGGAAATACCATTGAATACGAAACAGACGGTGAGTTTGTTACTTTAAAAATTACAGATGCAGATGGGAATACTACAGAAATTACTTTACCTATCGGTTCTTTTACTTTCTAGTTGTACGTTTAAATACGATGGGTTGCTCACCTCTGGAGGTGCACCTAACATTGTAATTAAAGATTCTAAAATTTTACAATTGCAATCAACAGAACTTAAAAACTTACCGGCAGCTCTGACACAGCCGACAGTGGCTGTCTATCCTAATAGTTTTAAAGACTTGACAGGGCAGCGTAAGAGCAACAGTACGTTTGCTTTATTTAGTACAGCAGTAACACAAGCTCCGGAAGCATATCTTATCAGAGCTTTAAAACATGCAGCAAATGGAAAGTTTTTTAAAGTTGTAGAACGTGTAGGCTTAGATGATTTAACAAAAGAACGTCAGCTTATACGCAGTACAAGACAAGAGTTTGAAGAAGAACAGAAGCTAAAACCTCTGCTATTTGCAGGGTTATTAATTCAAGGTGGTGTTGTTAGTTATGATACTAATATAACAAGTGGTGGTGTTGGAGCTAGATACTTGGGTATTGGTAGTAACAAACAATACAGAGAAGATACAGTCAATGTATCGTTAAGGTTGGTATCTGTATCAACAGGTGAAGTTTTAATGGAGGTGTTAGTCTCTAAGAATATTTTATCTGCTGGTATTTCACAAGATGTATTTAGATTTATTGAAATGGGTACAGAGCTTGTAGAGATTGAAGGTGGCTTCACAGAGAACGAGAGTGTATCTATTGCTTTACAAAGAGCTATAGAGACGGGGGTATTAAATATAATTAAAATAGGTATCGAGAGGGGATATTGGAAATATGAAAAGATTAATTAGTTTAACTGCATTATTGGCTATGGTGGCTGTAGCTGATAATGAGATTTATATAAATCAGAGTGGAGCCACAGCAAATCTTGATTTAGAACAACTAGGTTCAAGTAATATTATAGGTGGTACTTCAGCGACTTCAGGGTCAATGACACCACTTGATTTAGATGGTGGAACTATGACACTAGACATCAATCAGATTGGTGATAGTAATAAGTTTTTAGGGGACATCACAGCCGATAACTTCACAGGTTTATTTGAGTTTGATGGTAGTAGTAATACTTTTAACATACAAGTAGACCCTACCAATACTTATGGTGCTGATGGAAGTAATCTTAATATTGATGTAACAGGTAGTAGTAATACATTTAATTATGACCAAGCTACTGCTGACTTGGCAAGTACTTTAGACTTAGACTGGATTATTCAAGGAGATAGTAATACGTTTACTATTGATATTGATTATGATTTAGCAACTAACTACATTGATGTTGATGGTGATAGTAATACTTTAACCCTAGATGCTGATGGAGCTGATGGTGGTTATTTCTATCTAGACCAAACAGGAAATTCAAGAACATTTAACATTCAACAACAGAGTACATTAGCAAATGATTGGTTACGCATCGATTCGACAGGCAACGGTGGTACTGTTTGTGTCATTCAAAATGATGGTGGCACCTCTTTGGGCTGCTGATAACATAGGAAATATCACAGAGCTAAAAGGCTCTGCTAGGGTAGTTAGAGATACACCACAGGAAGCTGCCCTAGAAGCTCCTATCCTCTCGTATGACAACGTAGAAACATCTAATGGTCGTATGGCTATCACTTTCATAGATGATACGCTGATAAGGCTCACAGAACATTCCCAAGTTTTAATAGATGAGTTTGTGTTTGACCCTGACCCAGAGAAATCTAAGATGGCTCTTAACTTTGCAAAGGGTACAGCTAGGTTTGTCACTGGAAAGCTTAACAAAGTTGCAAAGAAGAATATAAAAATTAGAACCAACAGTGCGGTTGTTGGTATAAGAGGAACAGACTTTACCATTACTGTAGATGAACTCGGTAGGTCTTTAGTTATACTTCTACCTAATCCTGATGGTACTTCAAGTGGAGAGATAACAGTCGAAACTGCAATGGGTTTGGTTGTTCTTAATAAACCATTTGAATCTACGGTGACTAATGTCTTTGAACAAGCACCAACAAAACCTGTCATACTTGATTTAACTCTAGACTTAATCGACAACATGTTGATTGTCAATCCTCCTGAAAGAACTCAAGCATTATCTGACGATACATCAACTCAAGCAAGTAATGTTTTAGATGTAGATTTGTTAGAGTTTGATGAGCTTGAAAAAGATTATCTAGCTGAAGATGATTTAGAGTTTACCGAGTTAGATGTAAACTTTTTAGATGTAAACTTTTTTGAAGATATGCTCAAGGTTGTAGATGAGCTAGATAAATTAAATGATGATGAATTGAATCAACAAAAGACTGTGACTCGTGTAGTAGGTACAGCTTATGGTCAAGATACTACTACTCAAATTATTACGTTGGTGCAGGGTGAATTGATAAGCTTGACCCGAAGCGTAGAACAATCAGTAAAGGTTGATCTAGACTCCGGTCAAGGCTATACCGTTATCTTTATTCAGAATGGTATCTCTAACACAGTTAAGATAAACGGTGGTGGAGATTCTGTTATAAAGATTACTCAAGGAAGTTAATTACTTAAGTACGTTTAACTCTCTTTGAAAGAAGTTATGTAAGTCTCCCATCTTTAACTTACCATTACGTAGGATAGTTTTTATAACATCTCTTTCATCTGGTGGAAATATTTCATCCACCATATCCTCCGGTAACAT